GGTTAATCTCTAGATGATGGTATGTAGGAGTTAAACTAAACCTCTTGAAGGAGGCCTAGCCGACCAAGAGTGGACTCCCACCGCTGCAATCTAGAAACCTTTGAAAGCTCACGGGTACCAACAATAGGAAGATCGATGTTACCATCGAGGATCTTATCAAGGTTCCCACCAACAATCTCATAAAGAGGTACAAAAGTACTTCCCATGATTCTGTTTGTGAGTTCAACCGCCCTCTGGTCGAGAGCGCCTACTATCTGTTGAGAAACAGAATCGTAGGAACGAGACATTTTAGATAACGTACTCTTATAGAGTAAGTTAGTAATTTGTCTGTTGTAGCCCATAAGTCGTTCTTTAGGTTCATAAGGTTCAGTGATCAGGTCCATGAAAGGATCAAGACGGAGTGATAAGGGTAAACCCTTAGGATTCCATCCTAAACCACCTAGTTCTTCTGGCAAACCCGAAATAAGATCCACTACCTTCCTCTGTCGAGGAAGTAATAGTGGATACAGATTCGGTGATAATCGAATGATATCCAAAAAGGAATCATCAGATAATCGCCTCCACTTATACTGATAAATCTTTTCATTTCTCGTAAAGAGAATTGATCGGAATTCAGCAAGAGTAGTAGAACTTAGTGTTTTACTTTCACTAACTGGACACTGTATCTTATCGAGAGCGGACCTGTACCTCAAGAATAATTCATCATCGAGGATAACAACATCATCCCCAAGAATGAAGAATTCACCATTGTATTCTTTCCCAAGGAGTCCTTGTAAAAGGAGACCATGAGAAATGGCAAAAGAGGCAAAACTTGGAAATAATCCCAAGGGTTGCCCTTTAGACCAAGAGAGAGTACCATGATTAGAGGTAAGTTCACGAGGAAAACTTTTCGGAACAGACCATTCTGACCTGCTTATCTCTAAAAAGAGATCTGCATACCGCGGAAAATCGAAGAAGATACGTCGCAAGACGATCTCTTGGAGATTCAGTGGAAAATAGTCTGTAGCACCGGAAAGATCAACTGAGTGAACTTTATTACCGGACCGTAATCGGTCAGAGATCGCAATATCAGCTTTTGACTGTTCAAAAGTGCAATCCCAAGGAAGAGTTTTAAGTAAGTTATAAAGAACCTTACCAAAGGGTTCCATAACTCTCTGAAAAACTCTACCAGGGTTAGCAACTGCACGGAGTTTGAGCCCAGC